CAACGTTGCTGCTGCTCAGTACTACGTTGTTGGATACAAAGGTACATCACCTTACGATGCTGGTATGTTCTACTGCCCATACGTTCCACTACAGATGGTACGTGCGGTTGGTGAAAATACATTCCAACCAAAAATTGGTTTCAAAACTCGTTACGGTATTGCAGCTAATCCATTCCACACTGGAACAGTTGCTGCTAGTACTGATGGAGCAATCTCTATCACTTCTGCAACCAACAAATATTACAGAAAAGTTAAAGTTTCTAACCTTATGTAATAATAAAAGTTGGGTTAACCAACTAACTATAACAAACTTAGAGAGGGGATTTATTCCCCTCTTTTTTCTTTATAAATAGAAGTATGACAACAGATACTTCGCCACTCAGTAGACAACCAACAGTTTTGGATTACTCAAGTCCAACTCAGTTTAGGTTTATGATACATCAACTTCCAAAAGTTGAGTTTTTTACCACAGCCGCAAATATTCCAGCAATATCTTTAGGTGAATTGGTTATACCTACACCATATAAAAGTATACCAATTTTAGGTGACAATCTTACTTTTGATAACTTATCAATTTCATTTATTGTCGATGAAGAATTACAAAATTATAGAACAATACATGATTGGTTAGTTGGTATTGGTTTTCCTAAAAGTAAACAACAGTATATTGATTTTCGTAGAAGTGGATCAAATACACCCCAAGCAGGTGATGGTGGTAATACTGATATTGGTAAAGTGGGTAGAGTAACAGCAGATAAAGCTTTCTATTCTGATGCAACTCTTACAATACTTTCCAATAAAAATAATCCTATTGTAGAAGTACGTTATGCAGATTTGTTTCCTGTTGCTTTGAGTGGATTGGATTATAATCAAAATGTAACAGATGTTGAATATTTAACAGCAACAATTGATTTCCGTTACAAATTATATGAAATAGTACCCATAACATAAAAGGAGAAACCTATGATATGGATATTAATATGGTTACAACTAGGAGCAGGTAAATCACTTGACTATTACCATATACAAACATTTGATAATAAAGACGCGTGTGTGAAAGAATTGAGTAAGGCTGCAGTATTAGTAACTCATAAAAATGCAACAATAGATTGTATTCCAGTTGAAGATATTATCCGAACAAATTCTAATTAAATAATGGAGTTATAATGAATATTGATGAATTAAAGCTTGAAGTGCAAGCTGATTTAAAAATAAATAATGAACACTTAGATACAGAATCCCTTAAAAACCAAGAAATAAAAGCAAAATATTTAGATATAAAATCTAAGTATGAACTTCTTTTGTTTAAAGCAAAAGGTGATTACAAACGTCTATACCGTGATAAGTGGGAATACTATGGTGGTAAAGCAGATGCTAAAATATATGTTAGCAAACCGTTTGATATCAAAGTTCTTAAAACAGATTTAAGTGTATATATTACATCTGATGAAGATATAATTAATGCAGAAAATAAAATTGGTTATCTAGAGACAGTCGTAGAATATATCAAAGGAGTTATCAAATCAGTTGATAATCGTGGTTGGGATATTAAAAATGCAATTGAATGGAAAAAGTTTGAAGCAGGAGTGACCTATTAATGAGATATGGAAAAATATATGAAGTGTATAGGATACCACAGAAATTAATTGATGCTACTTTAAGTCATCTTGATATTGAAAAGTTAAAAAAAGCTAAAGTTAAAGTTAGCGCTACAGAAAGTGAATATAGTAAAGGAAGAAGTAATAGTATAACCTTCATTAATAATGCTGAAATTAAAGCAAGATGGTTAAAAGTAGCACAAAAAACAAATAAAGAAATGGGTTGGGATTTTGATCTTGATTCCATAGAATCATTACAGTATGGTGAATATGATATTACTCAAGAGTATGCTTGGCATGTTGATCAACATAGGCATCCATATGATAATGGAAGGGTTCGTAAAATGAGTTTTTCTGTTTTTCTCAATGATGATTATATAGGTGGAGAATTTGATATAGAAATCCACGGGCCGAATGCACAACAAGAACGAAGGTATAAAACATTTAGTGGTGCTGCAGGGTATGGACAAAAAGATAATGAAAAAAAAGGAAAAATATCTGTAAACGATGCATTGTTTTTTCAATCTGATTATTGGCATAGAGTACGTCCAGTTAGAAGGGGTATAAGAAAATCTTTAGTTGGTTGGGTACTTGGGCCTAAGTTTAAATGAAAATATCTAAGGTTAATGAGGTATATTTAACCTTAGAGGTAGATGACAGTTTAGAAAGAGAACTTTCTGATTATTTTACCTTTGAAGTGCCTGGTGCTAAATTTATGCCACAATATCGTAACAAGATATGGGATGGTAAAATACGTTTATTTTCTCCACATAATGGTAGAATATATGTAGGACTTCTTCCATACATTAAAGAGTTTTGTTTAAAAAATTCAGTTGAATATATACTGGAAGAAGGAGTAGAAAATGAGCGGAATGTTTTTCGTGAGAGTGTTAGAGATTTTGCAACATCCTTACAACCCAAATCCAGAGGAAAGTCAATTGAAATTCGTGATTATCAGTTGGATGCAATACACCATGCAATATCCACAAACCGCTCACTTTTATTATCTCCTACCGCTTCTGGTAAGTCACTTATAATATACACGCTAGTTCGTTACTACCATATGATGGGATTAAAAACCTTAATCCTTGTTCCTACAACATCACTAGTTGAACAGATGTATTCCGACTTTATTGATTATGGCTGGAAAGATGAATACATTCATAGAGTGTACGCTGGTATGGATAAAGGTTCTAAGAAACCAGTTGTAATATCTACATGGCAGTCAATATATAAACTTCACACTCCATACTTTGCACAATATGGTTGCATAATAGGTGATGAAGCTCATTTATTTAAAGCAAAATCTTTGACAGACATAATGGTAAAGTCTAGAGATGTAAAGTATAGATTTGGACTAACAGGTACACTTGATGGTACACAGACACACCGTTTAGTATTGGAAGGATTATTTGGAAAAGTAAGGAAAATTATCACAAGTAAGGAATTGATGGATAATAATACTTTGGCTCAACTAAAGATTAATTGTATAGTTTTAAAACATACAGAAGAAGAATCCAAAAGAGTTAAAACTTATGCATATGCTGAAGAAATTAATTATATAGTGTCGCACCCAAAAAGAAATATTTTTATTAAAAACTTGTGTCAAAATTTAAATGGAAATACTCTATGTTTATTTCAGTTAGTTGACAAACATGGTGTTTTATTGTATAACGAAATAAAAAAATTTGACAGAAAAGTATTCTTTGTATATGGTGGAACTGATACACAGACTAGAGAAGATATTCGTTCCATAACTGAAAATGAAAAAGATGCTATAATTATTGCTTCATATGGAACATTTTCTACAGGCATAAATATTCGTAATATACACAACATTGTTTTTGCAAGTCCATCTAAAAGCAGAATAAGAGTACTACAAAGTATAGGTAGGGGATTAAGACAGAGTAAAGATAAAAACTATGTGAAGTTATTTGATATAGCTGATGATCTTACACACAAATCTAGAAGAAACTTTACATTAAGACATTTTTATGACAGAATAAATATATACAAAGAAGAACAGTTTGATTACAAAATTGACAGGATAAAATTATGAATGATGTAAGTATAGGTTTGTTTCCCACTCCTATTTTAAAATGTGAAAATTTTTTAAATTTATCAGAAACAAATGATATATTTCAAATTTTAAAAAATAAGACAATACATAAACACAATGTAATTATGGGTGGAAAATCTTCCCATACTCCAGATGGCCATGAAGACATAATTCAAACTTTGGGTTTGAAAAGTAGAATACAAGAAAAATTAAACACATATACAAATAATTTAAAAATTGACACAGTATCTATTTTATCATCTTGGTTTAATATTCAAGATATTGATAGTGTTTTAAAATTACATATGCACACACAAAGTTTACTCTCTGCAGCACTGTATATTAATGTTGATGAAAAAAGTAGTCCTTTGTTTTTTTACAATCCAAATTCTACTTCTCATTATTCATTCTCTATACATGGAAAAACTCAAACTGGTTTTAATATGCATCATCACCGATTTAATCCTAAAAATGGAGAGATGCTTATATTTCCAAGTTGGTTACTTCATGGTTCTGATAACGTACAAAATCAAACTAAAGATAGAACAGTTATAAGCTTAAATGCAGGATACAAAATTTAATAAATACTAAATGATAGGATAAAGTTATGAGTGATATTGAATGGCATGCACCTTTTAGCCCAACTATTATGGAAACAACAGTTTCAAATAGATTTTTAGATATTGTAAATAGAGTTGGAGATGAAGTTTTAAATGATAAAGAAAAGTCTAAAAAATTTGATTTTTCTGATAATCTTGTTGGTAAGGTTCATAAAGAAGTTAAGATACCCTTGGTGGATGATGAAGAATATTATATTAATAGCGAACTTAAACAAGCTTGTATTAAATATTTTGAAAAAATGATTGATAATGGCCACAAAGTTCAGTTATATGTAAATAATGAACATTCATATGAACTATCAGAAAAGAATATAAATATAACACAATCTTGGATAGTGAGTCAATACAAAAATGAGTATAACCCTTGGCACACACATAGTGGTCAAATATCAGCGGTTATATATTTAAAAATTCCAAAGGGGATGAATAATTTTATTAAAAAAGAAGTGGAAGATCATTATCCTAGTAGCGGTATGATACAGTTTATGACAGGAGAAAAACAAAGCTTTAGAAAGGATATAATGAATGTTATTCCAGAGGTTGGTAAATTTATATTATTTCCCTCTTGGTTAAAACACTCAGTTTTTCCTTTTTATGTTGAGGGTGAAAGACGTAGTATGAGTTTTAATGCTAGCTACTTAGACGCTAAACAAGCCAAACTTTTAAAGAGAAGTAAGAAATGAACTATCAAGTAATAAAATTATCAAATGGTGAAGATATTATATGTACCGTTGAAGCTTTAGAGTCTGGTAAATTCAAAATATCTTCACCATTAAAAATGAGTACTATCAGTAAAATAACTGATAAAGGTGTAGTTGAGTCTTTAGGTTTATCTAGATGGATGCAAGTATATTCTGATCAACCATATTATAATATAGAAAAAACTGGTGTAGTAATAATGACACCAGCATCTGAAGGGTTAGGTCGTTACTATGAATATGTTTTAAAAAGTATGCATGTAGAAGAAATGAAAGGCCCTACAGATCAAGAGTTATCTGAAATTGAAATGGAAGAAGATATTAATGATGATGATTTCTTAGAGTATTGGGATGAAGAAGATAAAGTTTATCATTAATTTGAAGAGCTATCAATAGCTATTATACACATTGCCCATGGCCTTGTCAAGTGCAAAAAAATAATTATTTTTTAAAATATCCCTTGACATTCCTGTTGAATTAGTGTAGTATGAAAGAAATATGCAAAAGGAATTATTATGGCCAAAAAACAAAAAAGTGTTCATTATGTAGATAACAAAAAATTTCTCCAAGCAATGAAAGATTGGAAAGAAGAGTGTCGTGAAGCTGAAGAAGCAGACGAAGAAAAACCTAGAATTACTAATTATATTGGTGAGTGTTTTTTAAAGATTGCAAATGGACTTTCATATAGACCCAACTTTATCAACTATACATACAAACAAGAGATGATATCAGATGGTATTGAAAACTGTTTACAGTATATTCATAATTTTAATCCAGAAAAATCAAACAATCCTTTTGCTTATTTTACACAAATTATTTACTATGCATTTATTCGTAGGATTCAAAAAGAAAAAAAACAAGCTCATGTAAAACATCAGTTAATATCAAAACAAGAGTTTATTCCTTTTGTTACAAATCCACATGATACTACACCATATCAAGTTAGTGGATTTGATGTAAATATTATGGTGCCTGATGAAGCAGTATATAAACCTAAGAAAAAAGAAACCAAAGAAAAAGTTAGTGGACTAGAAAATTTTATGGAGCTAGATGATTGAAGATTGCTATAATTAATGATACACACTTTGGTGCAAGAAATGATAACTCAAATTTTAACGATTATTTCTATCAGTTTTACGAAGGAATATTCTTTCCATATCTCCAACAAAATAATATAAAAACTTGTATTCATTTAGGTGACTTAATGGATAGACGTAAGTTTGTTTCATATAAAACTGCAAAAGATTTTCGTGAAAGATTTATTTTACCATTCAGTACTTTAGATATAGATTTACATATTATGATTGGAAACCATGATACATTTTACAAAAATACTAATGATGTAAATTGTGTAGAAGAACTATTAGGTAATAGACATAAAAATATTAAAATTTATCCAGAGGCTGAAGAAGTTGAGTTTGACGGCACTAAGATTTTATTTTTACCTTGGATTAACGGCCAAAACTCAATATATTCTGAAGGTATGATTGATGAAACTACTGCAGAGATTTGTATGGGTCACTTAGAAATTGCTGGTTTTCAAATGATGAAAGGAATAGTAAATGAGCATGGAATTAGCAAAAGCATTTTTAGAAAGTTCGATAGTGTTTTTTCTGGCCATTTTCACACCAAGTCCGATGATGGTCAAATATTTTATTTGGGAGCTCCATATGAACTTTATTGGAATGACTGCGATGACAGAAAAGGATTTCATGTATTCGACACAGAAACAAGAGAATTAGAAAGAATAGAAAATCATTTTTCTATTCATAAGAAAGTTTACTATGATGATACACAAAATGATTATACTAAATTTGATGTAAGTAAATTAGCTAATCATTATGTAAAAGTTGTTGTGGTAAATAAAAAAGACTTATATCAATTTGATCAATTCATTGATAGAGTATTAAAGACAGATTGCCATGAAGTAAAGATCATAGAAGATTTTTCTGACTTAGATGCAAATACTGTATCAGATGATATTGTTGAAAATACAGAAGATACAATGACACTTCTCAGCAGATACATTGAAGAACTTGATACAACTTTAGATAAGGGTAGATTGACTAGTCTACAAAGACAACTTTATACAGAGGCACAAGACTTAGAAATATGATAAATTTTAAATATGTGAGGTGGAAAAACTTTCTTTCCACAGGGAATCAGTTTACAGAAATTAAACTAGATAAAGAACCTACTACACTCATTATAGGCGAAAACGGAGCAGGTAAGTCAACTATACTTGATGCTCTATGTTTTAGTTTATTTGGAAAGCCATTTCGTAACATCAGTAAAATGCAAATGGTAAATTCAATTAATAATTCTTCTACAGTTGTGGAAGTTGAGTTTCAGATTGGTACTGTAGAATATAAAGTTGTTCGTTCCATTAAACCAAACAAATTTGAAATATATCAGAATAATATTTTGATTAATCAAAATGCTAATGCTCGTGATTATCAAAAAATATTAGAACAACAAATTCTTAAACTAAACTATCGTTCTTTTACTCAAGTAGTTATTCTTGGTAGTTCTACCTTTGTTCCTTTTATGCAATTAAAAGCTAGACATCGTAGAGAGGTTGTAGAAGAAATTTTAGATATTCAAATATTCTCTACTATGAATCTAATTCTTAAACAACGATTAAAAATTATATTAGATGATATTCGTGAAAATGATTATCAATATGAACTTGCATCTGAAAAGATTAGTTTTCAAGAAAACCATATAGCTGACCTAAAGGATAACAAAGAAAAAATTATCCAACAAAAACAAAGTCTTATAGAGAATAATAAAAAAGAAGTTTTTAAAAGAACAGAAGAAAGAAGTAAATTAGAAAGCAGTATTGAAGCTTCTTTTTCTTCTATTGATGACAAATTATCAGTAGAATCTAAAAGTACAAAGTTAAAAGATATTCAATCAACTCTTGTTGAAAAACATAAAACACATTCTTCAATGATTGGATTTTTTGAAAACAATGAAGATTGTCCTACTTGTCAACAACACATTGATGAAGTGTTTAAGTCTGATATGATTTTACAAAAAGAAACAGAAGCAGAAAAAATTCAAGTTGGTATGAAAGAACTTAAAGTTGAGTTGGATAAAGTTTCTTCTAGAAAAAAAGAAATTAAAGAAATTACAGATGAAATTAGAAACAATCAAGTATCTATGGCTAAAATTGATTCATCAATAGTAGAACTAGAAAAGTTTAATGTACAATTAAATACAGAAATGACACAACTGCAAAATGATGGTACTACAATTTCTGATATTGATAAATTAAAATCTTTGAAAGAAGAAGCAGAACTTTATAATAAACAAAAATCAAAACTAAGAGAAGATAAACTGTATGCTGAAGCTGCAAAAAATATGTTGCAAGATACAGGTATTAAGACTAAGATTATTAAACAGTATTTACCTATAATGAATAAGTTAATTAATAAGTATCTTACATCTATGGAGTTCTATGTCAACTTTACTTTGGATGAAAACTTTGAGGAAACAATCAAGTCACGATATCGTGATGAGTTTTCTTATGCTTCATTTAGTG